CACGTCAGGCTATGCCTGGTTCGTCTGTAGCATTGCAGATCTACCAGGATCTAGCAAAGGTTACTGGTACGCTATCTGAGCAGGTTGATCCTGATTCAGTTGCTATTGGTACACCTAGCATCAAGACTATTACCTTGAACGAATATGGTAATGCTGCTCTTGTAACACGTAAGCTTCAGCTAACATCACTTGCTGATGTTGATCCTGCTGTTGCAAATATCATTGCATACAACATGGCTGATAGCATTGACGACATTGCACAGGAAGAGTTGCGTGCTGGTACCAATGTTGTTCGTGGTACTACTGCTGCAGGTTCAACTGCTGCCGCTACTGCAAACATTACTGCTGCTCACACTATTCGTGCTGCAGATGTTCGCAAGATTGTTGCAAAGCTTCGTGCAAACAAGGTTGTTGCTCGTAAGGGTAGCATGTTCTGGTGTGGTATCCACCCAGAAGTTTCACACGATCTTCGTGCTGAAACTGGTGCTGGCTCATGGCGTTTGCCTCACGAGTACCAGACCAATGAAAACATCTGGGCTGGCGAAATTGGTTCATTTGAAGGTGCATACTTCGTTGAATCTCCTCGTCTATACACGGCTACCGATGGTGCTTCAAGCGCCAAGGTTTACCGTACCTTCTTCGCTGGTCAGCAAGCACTTGCTGAAGCAGTAGCAGAAGAGCCACATGTAGTGGTTGGTCCAGTAACCGACAAGCTTATGCGTCACCGTCCAATTGGCTGGTACGGCGTTCTTGGCTTTGGTCGTTACCGTGAAGAGGCGCTTTACCGTCTTGAGACTGGTTCAAGCATCGCTTAATTAACCGTTGTCCTTGTCCCTCACCAAATGGTGGGGGACAGGGATAACCCTTAAGGATTTTTATGTCATACCTATTTGTACCACCAATCATTGAAGAAGGACCAATGGGTGGTAACTATCTCTTTGCAAGATACACACGTCAAAAAGGTGTAACTGTATTTAAAGTTGATGATACATTCTATGAAACAATGTATCCAAGCCAAGACGATCTTGCATTAGCGGATGTTGTTTACATGGGTGGACACGAGTACTACGTTACCGAAGCGGAAAAAGATGATTTGGAATCTGCTGGTTACGAAGTAGAGGTCTTGTAATGACAGTTCAAGACAAAGCAGCAATAGTAGGAATTATATCAACATGTTTCAGTTTGGCAATCATTCTAGGCAAGTGGCTAATTGTAATTCCTTTGAAGAATTTTATTCAGGAACAGACACATCCAATTCAACCAACTGCAAATGGTGGCAAATCGTTACCAGATATTGCTAAAACGGTTGTTGAAATTAAAACTTTACTTGATGGTGTAAACTATCAGTTAAATAAAGTAGAAGATCGTTTAGATAAGCACATCGAACATCACGTTGAGGGTAAAGCATAATGGCTACAGGTACACATAACATTACAGCTCGTCAGGGTTCTCAGTTTAGATTTCGTTTTAACATTGCCACTAATGGCACTGGCACCAATCTTTCTGGCTACTCTGCTGCTATGCAGGTTCGTAAGACAGTTAACTCTTCTACTACTCTTCTTAATCTTGTTAGTCCTACTAACATTACGCTTAATGCTTCTAGTGTAAATGGTGATATTCTTGTTTTGGTTTCTGGCTCTAGTATGGCTGCCCTTCCTGCTGGTACTTGGGTATATGATTTCGAGTTAACAGATGGATCTGGCAATCCACGAGCAATCCTTGAGGGCAAGTTTATTGTTAAGGCTGAGGTGACACGCTAGTGGCTACTGAAGTAACCATTTATGAAACCGTTAATAATGTAACGGTCTATGAAGATGTTACCGATGTTAGCATCTCTGAAGATGTTATTAATATTACTGTAGATCAAGCTACTGAAACTACTACAGTAACTATTTCTAATGACCAGGGTTTGCAGGGTCCTCAAGGCACTATTGGACTTACTGGACCTGAAGGTCCTGCTAGTACTGTTCCTGGTCCTGCTGGACCTTCTAATGTCCTTGATGTTGGAACTGTTTCTGGAGGAACTACCGCTTCTGCTACTATTACTGGAACTAGTCCTTCGCAGACATTAAATCTTGTGCTTCCAAAAGGAGACACTGGTCCCACTGGTAATGGTATTTCTAACATTACACGTACTTCTGGTAATGGTGCTGCAGGAACTACAGATACATTTACTATTACTTATACTAATGGTTCGACTACTACATTCCAAGTTTACAATGGTACTAATGGTACTAATGGTCGTGGTATTACTTCCATTGTGCGTTCATCAGGCAACGGCACGGCAGGCACAACTGACACATACACAATAAATTACACTGATTCTACTACATCAACATTTAATGTTGTAAATGGTGCTAACGGAACCAATGGTCAAGGTGTTCCTGCTGGTGGAACTGCTAACCAAGTTTTGTCTAAGATTGATGGAACTAGTTACAATACTCAATGGGCTACTCCTGCTGCTACTGGTGTTACTTCTGTTTCTGCAACTGCGCCACTTTCTACTGGCGGTTCACCAATTACCTCTACAGGTACTATTAGTATTTCAAATATAGCAAATGCAGATATTTCTACTAGTGCTGGAATTGTACAATCTAAACTAGCAACTAACACTGCTGCACAATGGGTTAGTGGTACAACTTATGCCATTGGTGACCTTGTATACAATCTTGGTGTCACTTACCGTCGTAAAGTTGCTGGCGCTGGTGCTATTGCTCCTGCACTTGATACTACTAACTGGGCTGCACAGACTGCTCCTGCAGCTAATCTTCAAACTCCTAATGCTTTGGCTTTGCGCGATAGTTCGGGCAATTTACTTATTGGCTCTGGTGCAAGCATTGCCCTTGGTTCTGGAACATCACCTAGTTTTGGTGGTGGTTTATCTTCTGCTGGAAACATTACCGTCAATGATGGTGGTTTGATTACGCCAACTACAATAACTGGTTCTGGAGATGTAAATGCTGCTGGGTCAGTTCTTGCAACAAATGGAAATGTTAGTGCTGGAGATGATGGTGCTACAGCATTTCCGACAACTACTGGCGCAGGAAACATTCGTTCTGTAAATCAGATCATTACAAACAGCACTGCTTCAGATTCTATTAAAACTTCTGGTGGTGTCACTGCTGCTAGTGCAACATTGACTACTGGTTTTAGCACTGCTGGTGTTGTTCACAATAATACTTCTGGAGTTCTCAGTTCATCACTAATTGTCAATGCTGATGTTGCTGCTGGAGCAGCCATTGATATGACCAAAATTAGTGGAACTGCAAAAAGTGTAACTTTGCCTTCTACCCAACAGCTAGCCCAAGAATTTATGGCAGATTCTGGCGCATTAGATATTCAGTCACGTTTCGTTACCAATACAAGCCGAACAATGGGAAACAATGCTTACTATGTTTCTTATTTTGTTGCTACTAAAAATATAACAATTTCTAGCATCAGTTTGGTAGTCAATACAGCGGCAACGCAAGCTGCTACAGTTGTAAATAATAAAGTGCAAGTAGGTATTTTCCAACCGTCTAATTCAGGTGGTACATATTCCGCCAGCACTCCAACCCATAATAAATGTCTAGCTATTGCTACAAAAACGGGAACTTCCACTATGGGCGGATTTGGAACGGTGGGATTAGAAACTTTCACGCTAGGATCTTCTATTACCTTAAGTGCTGGACAAGTCTACGGGGTGGGCTTTGTTGCTTGGGCTACAAACGGATTTACTACGGGCGCAGTACTTATGGGATATGCCACTGGAAATAACGCTAGCGGTCTAGCGCCATACACTTGCGGTAATACTACTACAGCAATTTCTAGCACAGTAAGTATTGCAGTAAATGACGTTTTCGCAGTAGGTACTGGTGCTAGTGTTGTGCCTTGGGCAAGGTTAATAACCTAATGGCTTGTCGTACAGGTTGTCCTACACAGGACTGTGAATCATACGCAGATTGTTGCAAAGGTGTAGCAATTAACAAGACTAGTTTGAGGGTTAATTAATGTCTAATCATTCTCATGTAGCCAAGATCATTGCTTGGAAGTTTGATGAAAAGTTCAATCAAGTTCCAGCTAAGTATGGATGCACTGGTTGCGACAAAGAATTCTTTGAAGCTCCTAAGTCTAAGTTTAGTAATGAGCATACTCATACTAAATATGTAGATGGTTGCTTTGCTTGCAAGATTACAACACTTGAATTGAGTCCTGGTGACGCAGCAAGCAACAAGTCAATGTCAAAGAAAAAGTGGGATGGAGAACTTGAACTTTATCGCACAGCAAGATCACAAGGTATTCAGCCTGATGGTACATCACGTGCCAAGATTGAAAAAGCAATTGATGTTAGTAATCAAACTGGTTACGCATATGGATCACCACTAGGAGCATAAATGTGTAGGACATGTGGATGTGGTCACTTGAATTATGACCATGAAGGAACAGTTAAGTTTAAGAATAGTCCAACTACAAAGACTATGAATCTTAAAGAAATAAATGCAATGCCAAAGGTGCCAAAGATTGCGCCAATGCCACGAACAACCAAGAAGGGTAAGTAACAATGGCAACAAGTAAGGGTTGGAATAGTCTAACTCCACAACAGCAGGCTAATTTTAAAGCCAAGAACTTTAACATGAAGGTTAGAGTTACTGAGTCACAGTTGGACAAGCTTCGTGCTCAAGGAACTCCAACAAAGGCTATTGCTAAGTACAAGAATGATGCATCTATGCGTGAAGCATTAAATCGTTTTTATGGCAAGGATCGTGTAGCCAAGGCTATTGGTTCCACTCCACCAGCAAAGAAAAAGACTACACCTCCAGTAAAGAAGACAACGCCACCAAAGAAGAAGACTGGCACTCCAGTTGTAGTAAAGGGAAGTCAGCGAACCAACGCTACTCGTGGTCCATTTGGTGCGCCAGGTCAGATTCAGCGTAAGACTTCACAGGTTCGTAATTCTAACGCACGTGGCATGACCGAAGAAGGCAAAAAGAAATCAAGTCAAGCATTTGACACTGCACTCACTATTGCATCATTTCTTCCATGGACCGCCGCAGCTGCACGTACAGTAAAGATTGGAATGGTTGCGCGAAAGTTTGACATTACTCGCAAGGAAGCAAAAGCGGTAATGGCTGCTGCGAAAACGGTAAAGAAGGGTAAGCCACTTGCTATTGGTAGTGGTAAAACTAAGGCTGGCAATGCCGCACGTCACGTAAAGCCCAAGGGTACGGCAGCACGTAGGACTAAACCTACTGTGCGATCTACTGTTAAGGATGTTAAGGGTGTAGTTAAGCGTAGCGCTGGTACTCATGCTAAGCCAAATGGACCTGGTCGCCATGCTGCGTCTAGCACTTTGCGTGGAACTGTTACTCGTACTACTAGTTCAACAGCAAAGAGAGCTGCAGCTAAGGCTCGCAATGCAAGATCTCGTCGTGGTCGTCGTGGCTAGCGCAAAAAAAATAGTTAAAAAATACAATAAATCATACAAGGAAGGTATGAAATAAGATGCCAAAAATGCCAACAAAGAAGATGGATGGTCCAGGCACTAAACGTGCACGTGGATACACTCAAGCTCAATTGAAGAATGCTAAGGGTCGTAAGGCTGTTTCTAAGGCTCGTGCTATTGGCACCGCTATTAAAGCAATGAATGCCACTGAACCTAAACCTAAAGGTCGTGGATATACACAGGCACAACTCAATGCCGCTAAAACTAATAAAACTCTTGCTAAAAAGCGCGCTGTTGTCACTGCTACTAAGTCTGATATTGGTTCTGCAAAGAACCGCATTCCTCGTCGTGGTTACTTTGAGGCGCAACTAAAAGCTGCAAAAGCCAACAAGCTTATTAAGAAGAATCGTGCTATTGGTATTGCTACTAAAGCTACCGCTCCAGCAAAGCCCAAGGGTCGTGGTTACACACAGGCTCAGTTGAACGCTGCTAAAACTAATAAAATTCTTGCTAAGGCTCGTTCAATCAAGACTGCCACTCGTGCACGTAATCGTGGCGGAAGGGGAATGTAATTATGCCTCGTTATATTCCAAAGCCACAACCAATAGGTCCTAGGCCACCACGTAAGCCAAAGATTGTAATCAAGCCCAATGCTCCAGCAAAGAAGAAGCCAAGTGTGACTATGCCTGCTACTCCTGCAAAGCGTAATGGTACTCAAACTCTTCCTTACAATCGGAATAGTAAGCCTAGTAAGCAAACACTTCCTTACACTCCAAGTGGCAAGTCTGGCAAGAAGATCATGCCTTACAAGATTACTCCACGTGGTGGTCCACGTAAAAAGGGATCTTAAGGTAAAGCAATGATTGATCCTCGTCTAAAACGTGCAGGTGTATCAGGCTACAACAAGCCTAAGCGTACACCTAATCATCCAAAGAAGTCACACGTTGTTGTGGCTAAGGTTGGCACACAAGTAAAGACGATTCGTTTCGGTCAACAGGGTGTGTCTGGCTCCCCCAAGAAACAGGGGGAGTCAGCATCCTATGCTGCTCGTAGACGATCGTTTAAAGCTCGTCATGCTAGCAACATTAGTAAAGGTAAAATGTCAGCAGCATATTGGGCAGATAAGGTGAAATGGTAATGGCTACTGGTCTACAACTAAATTTGAATCGTGTTATTGGTCGTACTGATCCTTCCACGTTTTTAGACAAACAAGGTGCAGCAAAAATTTGGGCTGGTACTAATTTGCTTAACAAGAACTTTGCTACTGGTACTGATGATTCAGGTGGTGCTCTTACTGGTATTGGACTTTATGCTGGAGGAACAACAAGTTCATCTTTTGAATATGCCAATGATGGAACTAGGTCAATTAAGATTGTTCCTAATGCTTCGATAACAACAATTTCTATCTCAACACCAACCAATAGTGCACTTTATACTACTAGTGTTAAACCAAACACAAAGTATTTTTTGTCATTTTTTGTTCGCACTGCTATTCCTGTTTCCAATACAGTTGCATTAACCGTGCAACCTCAGCAAGTTTTAGGGACTAATCTTACTGGAACTACCCTATCAACTAGTACTGCTGTTAGCAATAATGGTTGGACAAAAATTAGTGGTGAATTTACCACTTCTTCTAATCATAACTATTTAGTGTTACGTGTCAATGTTACTGGTGCTAACCTTACTGGACAAAACTATTACTTTGATACTTTTAGTTTACAAGAAGGTAGTGCAGATGGAACAACTAATCTTGATTTGGTTGGTGCTCTTAATGTTAAAGCAGGAACTACTGGTCTTGGTTTAAATGCTGTATGTAATCGTCTTGCTGGCACAACTAATCTTGATGCAGATTGTGCATCAGAATACTTTTCTTAGGAATAATCAATGGCAACTTTTAGCACAATGATAGACGAAGTAAGACGCAAGTTAGCTGGTTACACCCTTCGTCAAGATCGTCAAACATATTTGACTTCATCAATTACATCTTCATCCACATCTATTCCAGTTGCTTCAGCAGAAGGTATTTCATCTGGTATTGCTGAGATAGAAGATGAATTAGTTTTTGTAAATTCATTCGATAGAACTGGTAAAGCGCTAGACGTACAGTATGGTCGTGGCTTTGATGGTACATC